GCTAGATATCTTTCTCTACCATATTGAGCTTTACTCCATTTCTTTTTAAAAGACATAGGCATTTCACTTAATTCAACACCTTCGTTATTTACCATCCAAGCTACTCTACGAACATCTGCATTGTAAACTCTTTTATAACGATTCTCTTCTAATTTTTTCATCCACATTCTTACTTCTTTTACAGTGTATCTTTTTTTTGTAGATTCTTTAATTTTTCCTTGTTTTCTTTTTTTCTCTAAATCAGCCATTCTTTTATTCATTTTATCAGCCATTCTATCAGCAGTGGCTTTTGCAGATTTTGACATTTTAGAATCAGCGGGTCCTCTAACGGTTGTAATCTTACCATCAACTTTGACTTTAGTACCAGGTTTTATTTTAGCTTTTTTCTTATATGCATCATATTGAGCTTTAGAACCAAACACTTGTAGTTCACTAACTAAAGCCTGTTTTATAAGTTCTTTAAGATGATTCTTCGTTACCTTCACCCTCTTCCTCCTCTATAAGTTGTGCTTCACTTAAACAACCTCTTGCTACTGCTGTGTGAGCATCCTCTACTAATGTAAATTCTTTTACCTTAATAGGAAATTCGTCTTGATTAAATTGTTCTCCTACTACTTCCATAAAACCTTTAACCAATGATGTTCCACCACCAAATACAATTGGAATAGCATCTGGGAAGTTCGGTACACTTTCAGCATTTTCAAACTGATGTTTTAAGTTTGTTAACAAATAGTTAACAAGTGCCCCGTAATAAGAACGGATAGCATTTATAATATTGTACTCATCACTTCCCTCATTATAAATATCATTTATTGCACTTTTTGTTAAATCCAGATTATTTGAATTTTCTTTTATTGAGATAACCTTTGCTTTCGTAACACCACAATCCGATGCTACATTAGCGTCTATCCAATCTCCACCTCTTGCAACAGAGAAGGAGAGTGCACTCATCCCTTGATACATCACACATATATTACACATCCCAGCACCCATCGATATTGCAATCCCAGTTAAATCATTATCCACGAGGCCTTCGTAAGCGAGAGCAACACTCTCCTCTATAACTTTTACATCGTATCCATATGTTTCAATAATCTGTTTTAGAACATCTTCGTGATAAGAAACTTCTCTTACTTGGTCGATTGGTTTTGCTGGTATACAATAAACACAAGTTTCTTTTCCCTTAGCCTTACCAATCAACTCACCTATGATTGCATTCAATACAGGCAATGCATCTTTTTCTTTTGGATTCAATAATCCTTGAGACATTGGTCTCTTTAAATCTGTTGTACTAAATATTTGAGCATAATTAAAAGCGTGTTGTCCAACGATATGAACTTTACCCGCCTTTTCAACAAATGGTATTCTCTGTCTCTTCAACATTCTTTTGACTTGATTTGCATCTCCGTCAACTGTCAAAAATACATTTCTTTGTTTTTTTATACTATCTTCTGTGGCTGTTATATAATAACTTGTACCACAATCTAATCCTTTAGCCATATATTAACCTCTTAGTTTTTTTAGTTTATCTTTTTGGGTTTTAACCTTACCCTTAATTTTTTCGTCTAACTTGACACTAACTTCATCCGACTTCGTATCTAATATAGTGTTTTTCTTTACATCTACTTCGATTGGTCCTAAATCTTTTTTCACCTTTGTTTCTTCACCTGGAGAACCACTCTTGTGGAATGATTCTCCAATGTTTAAGACGGGAGACCGGTGAAATTTTATATTTCTAGAAAACCATATAAGTATAATCCATATACCCAAAATCACTTGCCATAAAAGAACACTATATATCAAAAGGTGTATTAAATGGTGTACTAAATCCATTATTTACCCTTTACAAAATCTCCAAGTGCAGGTATTCCAACAACACCACCAACATCTTTTAAGCTTTTACTTTCATTTTTTTGTTTCTTCATAGCTTTTCCAATGGCAGCTCTTCTTTTTTTCAAATACTCATCTGAAGAATCTTCATCACCATCGTTGTCGACATCACCATCTTCTTTACCAACAGGATCTAATCCCTCATCAATATCATAATAACGATTAAGAACATGTCCAATATCTTCATACAGAGCAGTTAATCTTTGATTTAATTGATGTGCTTCTTTGGCAGTTTTTTGAAATTCAACAACACTACCTTTAAGTGATTTCATATTTTTGTTAACAGAAACTTTATCAAACCAATCATCTTGTTCACCTAAAATATGATTATGAGCTGCTTCAGCAACCTCTGATAATTGTTTTGCAATTTCCATTACATTACTATTGTTATAAAGTGATTTACCAACTATACCAAAATTTCTTACACCCTCTACAACTTGATGTTTATCTATTTTTGGTGTGTCTTCAAACACTTCCGATAATATATCTTTTAGTTTTTTCATGTTTTTATCTCCCTATGTCCAAAATATTAACTTTAAAATTATTCCAACTAAAGCTGAGTAAACAACCCACATAGCATGT